AGTAAAATGGGTCTACTGTGTTTGGTAGCACTACTACATTTGGGTTTAGCTTCTCATATTCCTTTTTAAGAAACTCGGTTGAGCAGGTTACTAAGTCGGCTAACTTGATAAACTCATCTGTGTTCTTATCAAGTTTGCCAAGTCCTTTTTTAACCTTTTCTTCGTTCATATATTCGGTGAACTTGAAACCATTGTAGTCTTTATAAGTATCATCATTATCAAAGACTATTTTCTTACCTACTTCTTTGAGTTTTTTGGCTACTACTATTGCTTCGTCTGTTTCTGGTCTATGAAAAACTACAACATCAGCATCTATTAACGCTTTTGCTTTATTTTCTGGAGTTGGAATGTTTGGAGTATAAGATGTTCTGTCGCCATCCCATCCATTCTCTTGTAGAGGAAAAAGACATCTAACATTGTAGCATCCCTCTTTATTTGAATTTATGTAATATACTTTCATAATTATAGTTTGTTTAATGCTTCTTCTATTTTGCGGTTGACTATTTCCTCAATTTTTTTGTTAATCATTTCGTCTATCTTTGAGCCAACTTTATTTTCTACTGGTGTTGGTTGAGCTACTGGTGTTGGTGTTGGTGCTGTATATTCTGGCTCTACTGGTTTAATGATTTCTTTTGTGCGAGCGTTAATAATATTCCCTGACGGATCTATTCTATCGCTTGTCTTCTTTATGTTTGGTGATATAACTACTTTTCCCATAAAATTGTTTCCGGTTTTGCTCCTATCTCTCTAACCGGAGTGAGTAGGAGCAAACAATTAAACTAATAATTGAACCCTAGTTCGCTGTCCAAACAGTTACTCCTGCATTATCTCGGTTCTCAACAACTCCGTAGAGCAAGTCTGCGGTTGTTAAGGTTGCAAGATATTCTGGGAGGTAATTGGATTGAACACGAACGCCATACTTACCGGTCATTGAACCACCTGATAGAGAACCACCACTTCCTAGTGGAGAGGTTGCCCAGTGAAGAGCATCCTTATGAGCAAGTGCGTTGGCTCTTCCAACTGTTCCTGAAATGTATTGAACATTGTTAGAAACATAAACTGGAATACCATACAAAGTTGCCTTTGGTGTCTTTGCGGTTGGGTCATTAACTGGAGAGTTGACTGCCAAGCTGAACTTGTCAAGATTCTGCACCTGCTTCCAAAATACATTTGGATGCATAAAGAATGCGACATCTTGAGTAGTGTCAATTCCTACTCCTTCAAGGGTTGCAATAGCTTCTCGAATTTCACTGTCTGCAAGATTAGTAGTAGATGCACCGACAGTTGTTGAGAAATTATCAAACAATGCGGCAAGAGCTACTTCTAGTTTCTTGGCGATAGTATAACCGGCACTTTGTGCGTATCTCTCTTGGAGGTAATAAGAATGCTTAACTTGGGCTGCTTCTCTGTCTTCAATAGCGAATGATACTTCATACCACTGGTCTACTGTCAAAGTTACTTTCGTGTCAGTAGCATTGTTAAGAGTAACTGCCGTAGCGTTACTTTTAGGGGCTGCTGTAAATTCAGTAAGATTTGGAGTATAGAGGGCTGAACCACCACTTGCTAATTCGGAGGAGCGGTCTATAAAGAAGTCCGCAATCATAAGTTTTAACTTAAAAAACTCATTGATTTTTTCTCCCCAAAGAAGAGGGATGTTTGAAGCCAGCGTGGTGCTGGACATCGTTGCTGTTGGTAATGTTCCTGTTGCCATAACTTAATTCTAATATTATTTACCCATTACTTTGTTGAATGCTTTCTGATGTTCTTCTCGTGTCATCTCTGGCTTGATTAAGGTCTCATCTTCCGATTCACCTGAACCTTTTGAAGCACCGAGTTTAGCTTTTTCCTTCCTTTCCTTTTCTTTCAAATCACTCTGATAGACTAGGAATAGAGGGTCTTTTGTTGCTTCCGGGAGGCTTACTCCTAGACCCTTAGCAATCACTTTAGCCTTTTCGATTTCTTCATCTGAATATCCACGAGCAATCAGTTTTAATTCATCTGAAAGTTGTGGGTCTTGTTTAAGGGGAGGATTAGCTTTAAGGGCTTTTAACTCCTCTTCAGCTTTTTTGGCTCTTGAGAAAACTTGGTTGTATTGCTTTTTAGGCACTACTTCCTCTCTCTCTTCTTCCACAGTGTCTTCCTGTTCACTGTTTTCGTTGCTTTCGGTAGCTTCCTCACCCTCTGTGCTTGTGTCCACAGCGACTTTTTCTTCGTCTTGTTCAGACATAGATATTTAGTAGGTTATGCTTAACTACTATGCGTTAAGTTGGTTTATGGAGTTCCAACATCCTAGTTTATAGACATTTCGGTCGTAGATTATTTCATTCTTCCACCTGTTGCTTTGCTCCAAAAAGATTGTCTCTTAGAGTGCATTTTCTTTATATCTTTCTCTTTATATTTAATTGATTTTTGTTTCTTTTTCATCGTGCTTCGTTCTTAATCTCTTTCCCTTCCGACTTTGAGGGAAACAATAACTCTAAATTATCAAATGCTTTGTCTAATACTTCTTTAGCTTCGGCTATGTGTTCGGTTGGTTCTTTATTAAAAGTCTTTTCTATCGCTTGGGCTTTTAAGAAATCTAATAGATATTCTCTAACATCATTTCGCATAACCTCATTTAAGTAAAAATCTTTTAAACTACTAGGCATTTTGTTTTTGTGGGTTAGCTGTTAATGACATCGGACTTGGGATTGCTCTTTGATTTGGTTGCATCATAGCGTTCTCTTGTAATTGTTCTGCATCTTTCTTGGCTTTCTCATTGATAGCACTTGTTATCTGAACTGGACTTATTCCTGCACCTGATAGTTCAATAATTTTAGTAAGTAGTTTAGATGCTACTGGGTCTTGGGAAAGGTTAGGGTTAGAAGCGTAAGTAATTAAGATGTTGTTTAGACTTTCAAGAGTTGCCGCTTTATTCCTCTGCTCACCGGTGATATTAACTGTTACTTTGGCTTTCAAGTTCTTATAGAAGTTCTTAGGAATCTCAATAAATCTTTGGCTCTTGGTTTGTTTAATGAACTCATCATAGTTTTCAATCCATCCATCGTATTCTTCTTGAGTTACCATTTTACCTGAAAGAATAGCGTCAATAGCTCTCTGATTAGCCATTTTAGTAGTGAACTTCTCGTCTATTTCTTTAAGTTCTTCGGGAGAGAACTCATAAGCTAGGATATGTTCTCGGTTTAATTTCTTAGCTTGATGAGGCATTATCCAGTCTTCAAAGATTTCGGTAATAAAGATACCTAGCTCTTGCTGTAAAGTCTTAAAGACACTTGAAGATTGCTGTAATACTGTTGCTTGAAGTCTAAATGGAGTTCCTGATGGCGGTGCATCTCCTCGCTGTGGAGCATAAGCTGATGTAGTCTTTTCTAATTGTTGATACCATTGAGTAATAAGATTGTTGTATTGCTGTAATCCACCACTAGGTAATAGGTTAAGAGCAGTGATTGGCTTATTCTCTTCTGTTTCAAGGATAGTTCCATCATCTGTTTCGTTTAAGAGATTTCTTCCTTTTAGTTTTTTAGAAGCGGTTTGTCCGATAACTTTAGTGGTATATTCCATAGCCCTGTGCTGTTTTAGCACGGCATCATTAGTCCATACTTGGGCTTCTTCGCCCTCTTCCATTACTCCTACACCGAAAGACCTGCCTGCTTTTGGTTTTCTGGCTAAATATTTATATACCTTTTCAGTGTCATCTTCCCAATAAAGAGGAATAAGAGTATCAAAGGTTGTTTCTTTACCGCTTTCTTGTGGTAGTCCTGCAATATAATATAGTTGATAAGAGTAAGTCCTTTCATCTTTAGGAGTGTGCTTCTCTCCATTTACTTCTTTGATGTAAGACTTAGGAAATTCCCCTCTTATTTCATAAATTGGAATCCTCTTATTTGAACCTTTACCTTTTAGCTTCTCTAAAATTAACTTAATTCCTTTCTTATCCCATTCGGTCATTTTTGAAACTTGAGAAGCAGTTTTATAATGAGTTTCTATAATAGCTCCTTGCATTATATCTACTTGGTCGGTAATAACATTCTTCCATTCTGGTAATTCAAGAGTAAGTTCTCCATCTTTTACTACCTTTTTGACAAGTAAAGAACCATAGCGAGTGTGAGTATCTCGCATATCATTTAAAATCTTGGCGAAGTTAGACTCTTTCATCCACACCTGAATATCCTTTGAAAGTAGCCAGCTTTCTAGGTAGTGGTTTGAATCATCACTGGTTATGCTTATATCTTTTGTATCTAAATCTTTAGCAGTATTCTCTACATCACAAATAGCATTGAGTATCTGCATAAAAGGTTTTTCTCTGCCAAGCTCATCTTTCTGTCCGTTCAAATACTGTGAGTTGTTATAAAACTCAATAGTTCTGATTTGTTCTTTTTGAGAAAAGTGAAGACCATTAACTAAATCAATAGTCTTGTCATAGTTTTGTTTTATATTTTGGAGTTCCTCTTGGATATACATAGGGGGTCTAAAAAAACGCTCCCCCCAGTTCTCCTGCTAGGTTGCTTTATATCTAAATATTACTATAAGGCAAATTAAAATGTCAAGTATTTTTTATGTTGAAAACTTTTTCTGCCCCAATTTTATGAAATGTATCTTCTGTTCTCGTCTAACAATATAACTATCAGCTACTCCATTGTGGTCTTTACGAATTTCAATGGTTTCAAAATTTTTAATTTCTCTCATTATATCTATTATTGCTTTTTCATTTTCAGATATTTCGTATGTCATTAGTATACTTTTACACCACGATTCTTATCATAATTCCTGTGGCATCTTACACACATTCTAATATAATCATCTAAAATTCTTTTATAAGTGTGGTCTTTATTTGCCCATTCATATTTAGTAGCATTAGTAGTTCCACACATCTCACACTTTTTTGGTCTTCCTTTCCATTGTGAAACCCATAAATGCATCGCACTATATCCAGCATTATTTCCTTTCCAAGATGTATTTTTACTCCCTATCCATCTCGAGTTTTTTATCTTTTGTCTTGTTTCTTTAGAATGTGGTTTGTGTTTGTAAATTCCTTTAGGCATAAATATATTATAACACATTATCGTGAACTTTTTTCTTTATTACGTTGCTTTGATTCCATCCTATCTAGCTTTTCTATTGGGTCTATATCGTCAATGCAACGCTTATCTTTAAAATAAAGGTCTCTTATAATATCAAACTCTTTAGGGTCTGTAAGTTTTGGTCTCTCACTCATCTTGTTTGCATTGTTTGATTTCTTAATCTTGATAATAATCTATCAGCTTTTTCTTCTTCATCAATCTGATTTGAATTATTTACTACTGTGCATAAAACATATCTTATACCTGCCATACTGTGATTAGCACACTT